TCACTATTTAAATATTTAGTGATGCTTATGAAACCCATATTTAAGCAAGCATGGAGCAAACTACAAAAAAAGAAGAATCCAACGGACAACCTAAAAATTTCTTAGCAAAGGTCAAGGAAAATACAGAAGACGAATTACAAATCCTAGGAACCTTTGTTCGGTTAGGTGTTGTAATTTGGAGTGGTTTTATTATTACTCTTAATTATGTTGAGCTACCTATGATCAAAAAAGGTCAGAGTGGTGGTGACATAACATTTGTCGCTTCTGTGTTTACTGGTGCTCTTGCTACATTTGGTTTAACTACCTCTAATAATAAATCCCATAACAAATCTCCTGACCCTAAAAAGAAAGAAGAATGAAACGTTTACTAATTTTATTGTTTTTAGCTAGTCCAGTATCTGCTCAGGTGACTCCTAATTTTACGCAAGGTTCAATGCAGTCAACAACAACTACCACCATTGATATTGACAGAACTATTGCTACTAATGTTTATGGTGGCGATTACACATCATGGTCCGGCACAAACGTAACACCCAGTGGGGACATTTTAGATTCCTCCACCACTTATTCACTGACAACTCCAGGGGAACAATTTCAACTAGAATATGTGACCCGCTCAGCAGGTCTAATCGAAGACAGTCTAGTCACAGAAACAATCCAACAAAATACTGTTACTACATCCTTATCGGTCTTCTCTCAATAGGTCCAGCTTACGCTAATGAAGATCCAAAGGTTCAAAATACATCATCCCCTGTTGCAGCAGCCACAGGTAATGTAACTAATCAGGCTGTGCAATTCCAAAACAATGGCGCACCGTCTCGACAATATTTTGCATCAAATAATAGTTGTAATGGAACAACGATGCAATTCTCCCCTTTTTATATGGGCAACGATACTATTCCATACGATCATAGCGGTTATGTACGAAGCAATAACTTTGGCGTACAACTGAACTTTTCAGTACCACTAGATGGTGGCATGGTAGAAACTTGTAAAAGTATTGCGCGTAAACACGAGCAAAAGATGCGTCTTGACTACGAATTAGTCAGAGTACTGAAGTGCACCGAAATTATGAAAACCGGTTTTACTTTTAGACCTGGCAGTCGTGTTGAAATGCTTTGCCACGACATAGTACCAATTGTCTCTCTCAAATAATGGAATCAATAGTCGCTGCTGTCATTGCAATAGTTGCTGGTGGCGCCACTTTAAATAATAGATTACACAATCGAATAAATAATGTACATGATCGCATTAGTGGTCTTGACAGACGTATTGACGCCATTGAACTTGGTGTGGCTCAGGACTATGTATCTAAAGCTGATTTATCAGTCATGGTTCAACGTATGGAAGATCATATGGTGCGTATTGAAAACAAACTAGATCAAATTGCTCTTAGAAACAACAAATCATGACTTTTAAAATTGTCGATCTTCGTACTAATAAGCTACTTGGTATTTACGAAACTGCTGACCAGGCTGTTAAAGCTGAGTCGCGCATGATGCATGTACCAGGTGAGACTTGGTATGCAATTGAAGCACCAGTTGAAAAGAAAACTAAAACAAGAAAAGCACGTGTCAAAAAGGAAAGCGACTGAAGATCAGTTCAACGAACTGCATAACTTAGTTACTGAGGAGTTTCTTAAACGCATTAAAGCTGGTGAAGCTACTGCTCATGAATTAAAAGCAGCTTGTGACTGGCTACATAAAAATGACATTAGTGGTATTGCCTTAGATGGTAATCCGTTAGACAAACTTACAAAAATGCTTCCAAAAGTTGATCCCGAAATGGTTCAATCTCGTCTTTATGGAAAAAGGTAAAACCTCTCAATATTACGCAGCTAACCCTAAAGCAGCAGCCAAGCACCGCAGTTACATGCGGGAATATAACAAAAGACCAGGTAAATCAGCATACAGATCTCGTTTGAATAAAGCACGTCGTGAAGCCGGTGTTTACGGCAAAGGTGGACCCGATATGTCTCATGACAGCAAGGGCAACCTTCGACGTGAATCTATGAAAATAAATCGTGCACGTAATGGGCACGGTAATAACAAACGAACTCGCTGATGACACCCTTGCTTCCTACTCCTGATCACTATTTACAAAACCTGATAGCCATGAATAGTTCTATGTCTAAAAAACTTTGGCGTAAAGCTTTAAAGGAACATTTTGACTGTACATGTGTCTACTGTGGAGAATCTTATGAATTATCTAATCTTACTCTCGATCATGTTATTCCACGCAGTGCTGGAGGTGAAACAATCGCCTCAAATATTGTCCCAGCCTGTCAAAGATGTAATCAGAAAAAGGCAAGCAAACCCTATTTAGATTTTATGCGTAACACGTTTGGTGTAAACCAATTACGTGAATACGTTCTAGCAAAACATACACAATAGTTGCACTAAGGCAACGAATATATCGCCGCTCCTTTGGGGCGGTTTTTTTTATGGCTTCTTTTATTCCCGTAAAAACACGGGCATTGGCGAGGGAGGCTGCCAGAAAATACCTTCAAACTCATACTAAATTAACTGGCGGTAATCTTTATCAGTTACCTGATGGAAGCAAGATTAGAGTCAGAAAAAAAGAGGGTGGCAGACTTTCTTCAGAGTCCTACGACACAAAATCAAAGGCTGATAATCTAAGAAACAAAAGAGAAAGTCAATTTAGAACTGATGAAGAGTATCAAAACTATCAGCAAGTAAAAACTGATGCACGTAGACAATCTGACTCAACTTTAGTTCGACATGCTACTGCTAATAAAAAGTTTAACCTTGAACACGAACACCGTCTTGCTTCCGGTGGTACTAACGAGACTGTTTCTACATCAGATCCTTTTTTTGCTGAATGGAAGACCTCAGCAGAAAATAAAATTTTTTCTAAATACGGTGATAAATACGTTGTAGACGTAAATGATATTACTGGGTATTTGCGTGTTATACCAAAACAATCTCATAACATATATCAACACCGTAGCAAACAACCAGGCTTTGACTTAGAGCCTGATATGGATCTTGATAGTTTTGTTGATTCTCTTGCAACCCGTAATATTCAATCACCTGGTTTACAGTCATTAATTGAAGCAGGTCAGCTAGCTCCTGCACGTATTTCAAATATTCCAGGGATCAATGTAAATCCATTGGCTACTACATCTTCTCGCCTACCACAAGGTTTATCAAATCTTTTAGACATTATTAATAGTGACGAAAATATTCTCACTAAATCTATGCAAGTTGCCGAGGAAGTAGGACCAACTGCTGTTTCAATGGCCGCTTCTGTATTTAATGGCGTCAACGAATATGTTGCAGATAACAATGGTGGTGAAGATATTTTTGATGCCATTCCTAACGGCACAGCAGATGAACGCAAAGAAAAGAATGGAAAAATCAATGGTGATCATGTGAAAAATAATGGCCACAATGGTAACGGTAATGGTCATGCTATTACTAATCAAATTGATTACATAGCTAAGAAATTATCTAATGGTCAGTTGCCTTATAACGGTGATTAAAGGCCTTGAAAATACCTTTTGGTATCTATCTATATGACGAACGTTTTAGAGGCCTTACAGGCCGATTTCAAGCTGTTTCTGCAAGCTTTGTGGGATCAGCTTGATCTACCCTCCCCCACTCGTGCTCAATATGCCATCGCAGACTATATCCAACACGGACCAAAAAGACTACAAATACAAGCATTCCGTGGTGTAGGTAAATCTTGGATTACTGGCGCTTTTGTCCTTTGGTCTCTCTTTAATGACCCCGAGAAAAAGATCATGATTATCTCGGCTTCTAAGGAGCGTGCTGACAACATGTCTATCTTCCTTCAGAAGCTGATTATTGAGACACCTTGGCTTAAACACTTACAACCTAAAGGTGATGATTCCCGTTGGTCTCGTATCTCCTTTGACGTTGCTTGTGCACCTCATCAGGCACCCTCTGTTAAATCAGTTGGAATAACGGGGCAACTGACCGGGAGCCGTGCCGACCTGATGATCCTTGACGATATTGAAGTTCCTGGTAACTCACTAAGTGAAATGATGCGTGAGAAACTTCTACAACTTTGTACTGAAGCTGAGTCTATCTTAACACCTAAAGAAGACTCTCGAATTATGTACCTAGGAACCCCCCAAACTACTTTTACGGTCTACCGCAAACTAGCAGAACGTAACTACCGACCCTTTGTTTGGCCTGCTCGTATCCCTCGTAAAACTTCTAACTACGAAGGATTAATGGCTCCTCAATTACAAGCTGACATCGATAACGGTGCTGAAGCTTGGTCAGTTACTGATCCTGATCGCTTTGATTCTGATGACTTACTTGAACGTGAAGCCGCTATGGGTCGTAGCAACTTCATGCTCCAGTTTATGCTCGATACTTCCCTAAGTGATGCTGAAAAATTCCCTCTCAAAATGGCAGATCTGGTCGTTACTTCTGTTAACCCCTCTTCTGCTCCTGACAACGTCGTCTGGTGCTCAGACCCACAAAATCTTATTAAAGACTTACCCACAGTCGGTCTCCCAGGAGATTATTTCTATTCTCCAATGCAACTCACTGGTGAATGGACTCCTTACCAAGAAACAATATGCTCAGTTGATCCTTCGGGTAGAGGAACTGACGAAACTTCAGCGGCATTCATATCTCAAAAAAACGGCTTCCTCTATTTGCATGAAATGCGTGCTTACAGAGACGGGTACTCTGACAATACCTTGCTAGATATTCTTAAAGGCTGCAAAAAATACAACGTAACTAAATTAGTTATTGAAACTAACTTTGGTGATGGTATTGTCGCTGAATTATTCAAAAAACACCTCGTTCAACGTCAACAATTAGTCGATATTGAAGAGGTTCGTGCCAATGTCCGTAAAGAAGACAGAATTATTGACTCCCTTGAACCTATCCTTAACCAACACCGTCTTATCGTAGACAGATCAGTAATTGATTGGGATTTTAAATCTAATCCTGATGAAGCTCCTGAAAAACGTCTTATGTATATGCTCTTCTATCAGATGTCTCGCATGTGCAAAGAAAAAGGTGCTGTTAAACACGATGACAGAATTGACTGCTTAGCTCAAGGTGTTAAATACTTTACTGATGCTTTAGCTATCTCTGCTCATGAATCAGTCAAAAATCGTAAGATGGAAGAGTGGAATGACATGCTCGCACAGTGGCAAGATGATCCTCAAGCTGCTGCAAATCACATGGTTTTAGGTATGGATATTAACCAAAGAAGACAAGCTACTGGTAATCCTAAAAGTTCAGTCCCTACCTGGTTTTAAGAGAAACCCCTACCTTATACAGGGAGAAGAGAAGGGTGGACTCGACTTCCTGGCTAAGGGGGATAGTAATTATCCCCTTTACTTATGTCCCCTGAATGGACATTTTGTAAGTACCGCCCACTGGTTAAAACCAAAAGACAACATTTCATTTAACTTGTACTAACTCCCGGTTGATTTTGGAAACTCTTATTGTTTCTACTTATCAACTCTTTGATACTATGCGTAAACCAGAATACATATACAATAGAAAAGGGTTACTTGTAGAGTTTCATCGTGTTCGTGAAGGTCCTAACTTCTTTAGTGTTCTTTATAAGTACACCTGTCAAGGTGTTACTACTGTAAAAGAAATGAAAAAAGTATTAGGTCCTGCTAAGTTCCTAGATTCATCCAAAGAATTGTATGAATGGATGGAACCTTTGATTGCTTTGAGTGAACCTGTAAAATCTTTAGATATGGAAGTTATTAAAGCTAGAGGTTTTGGACCTGAAGCTCATGAAGATGATCCTACTAGTAATACTAAAATGGTAACATAATGTGTGAGTATATTTTTTCTATGCTAATTGTAGGTCTTGTTAACGTAGCACCGGATGTCTACGTTATTCAAGCATTAGATTACGATAATCGGCTTATAGAATGTTCTTTTGTGCTCCATGAGGAAAAAATTACATAATTTTGTCTGCCCTATCCTCTATATGCGCAAGACCCAGGACCCCCCAATGGGGTGTTTTGGCCCCGTTAGTTCTACAAACTAACGAACAACACTAGGTTTTAGAAGAAATACGCACGCATCAGGCGCCCGCGGTAGTTAGTCTCGCGGTGTTTATGTGTATCTATCTGTCGCGCCCTCCTGTGGAAAACTCCAGATCCATTGGCATGACTGGGATGTCAGTCATATAAGCAACACTGATCGATGACCGACCAAAGACTTATCATTGTGTTACTGCAACGGTTCTCAGCTGGTCCGGTATCACGGTGATACACCATTGCTGATTGGCAACGGTTGCAGGAGTGCTATGGTAGATCCAGATGAGTGGTTGATGATCTTGATCTCGACTCTCCCTGTTAAGGGGGAGGAGAGTCTCGATCTTCAATCACCACTCACTGCCTCAGAACCTTGACAACTAAATAACCGCTGCAACTGCCGTCGGATCATAGGCACGTTGATCACCAGCTTAGCTGGTCGGTTGCACTAGGGTAATGTTTGACCACGGCGGAGCCACACGCCTTGTCTGCTCATGGCTACCTGCACGGTGCACCGACGCCCTGCCCGTTTGAGTCGGGCTGCAGGTCTTGCGTCATCAAGAACGCATCCCTTTTATTTCATTCAATCATTCATGCAACTTTTCAAATCACTCACACGTCCATCAGTTGTCCGTCATGGACACAGCGACTGTGCTCACTATGTGATCGTTGATGTACTCAACGCTTCATGCATTGTCTCTTATGTATCCGGCAACGTTTACAGCTACGAGAATGTGAGTCGACGTGCACTTATCAAGCTTGTGTTACAAGATAACATCAGCCTGGGGCGTTGGATCAACGACGCACTGTTGTGTTACGACAACAACCCAAACATCATCACTAAGTTTGAGCCACAACTCAATGTTGTACGTGAGAATGTACCTTACTTAGTTGCTGTGTAAGTTATAGCTTCCTGCCTAGGTGCAATGCCTAGGCCAGCACTGGGACATAGTCCCTATTCTTTACACTTGGTCAATCATGACAACATGCCCACACTCTGATCTTGCTACTAAGCAAGAACGCTTGGCTGGTGATGAGTTACTCGCATTCATTGAGGGTAACTCAACCATGTCAAAGCTTGAGTTATGTCTAGGCGCTGGCTACATACGCCAGGGTCCGGGTTCACTCAAGGACACACAGATGGCTGCATTCACTGACTTTTACTTAGCAATCATGGACGCAAAGGGTATCGATCCCAACGCATCAGATACTGATGACAAAGAGTACGATGACTGGCACGATTCACTTGAGGATCAAGACAAAGACTTGATCAATGAGATTCAAGAACGCTGCGGTGACTTCAGTGATTACACACCTGAAGAATGCCGTGAGTTTATGGATGAACTCAGCAGTTTAGGTATCACTACTGCATCACAATTCGAGGATGCACATTGTTATCAAACCTCAAGCAACAACGCTGGCGCTGAGTTTGCAGAATATGAAGCTGAGAATTATGGATGCACTACCTTTATTGATATGCCTTGGGTCGTCATTGATTGGGAAGCTAGTTGGGAACGCAACTTATCCCATGACTATTCAACACTTGAATTCAAAGGTGTCACCTACATCTTCAGCAATTACTTCTAATCTACCTTTGCACTAATGCAATGGATGACTGAATCTCTTCAGCAGGGACGCATCATGCCACTGGTGTGTCCTTTCTTAAGGGACTCAACATCCCCATTGTTCACAATCATCATTTTTCATGGACTCACCCGAGTATCTAGAAAACAATGACACAGAAACAAATCAAGGATCTGCAGATTGTAGCCCTATCTGATTACCACAAAGGTTTAATCACAAGGACTCAACTACTTAATATTGTTCACCTTCTCGATCGAAAATCCTTCATTCATTCCTAACTATGCATTAAATGAAGAAT